GTTCTTCACCTACTACGGGGCAGAGACATACACCTTCATCACCTACGGAGAGTGGGGTGGGTATTCACCTGATGCACTCGGTGGGCAATTGGTAGAGATCAAATGTCCTTTTAATTCAGGCAATCACCTTCAAAACTTCTTCATCACCAACAATGAGCAACTCAAGAGCAAACGCACGGAATACTTTTGGCAGATGCAAATGGGGATGATTGCAACCGGGTTGGAAGAGGGTTTATTTGTTTCCTATGATCCCCGAATGCCCATCGGCAAGAAGCTCACAACCACTCTTATCACTTTGGAGGAGGACATCCAAGAAATGATTGATGAAAAATTGGCCTACGCTGGAGAGTTGTTTTTGTCAATTACAAAATAAAACGTCCATTTACAAATCCAATAAGCAAATAAATTTGCATAATTGAAAGATATTCGTTTGTTTCGAATCACTATGACACTTGACATAATTTATCCAATCGTTCTCACACCCATCGTTTTTGCGGTGGGTTACTCTATCCATTGCATCAAGAAAGCAATGAACAAGGAACTACCTGAAGCCAAACCATACCAGTTTGAGCGTGATGAGTACAAACCCGAATTTGACCAATTCAGTCAGGTTCTTTTTAATCACAAATTCTATAAAGGAAAAGCAAAATAAAACTATGAAACAAATACAATTATTTGATCAACTGCCTGAGAGTGATTTGGAAATCCTAAAAAAGGCAATGACAATTTTGAACCGTTACTTTGACATCAACACAAAGCCAAAGAGCAAGAGACCAAACCGAGTGGTTCACAGAACTACTCAATTGTGCCTGGATGAAATCAAGTCCGTTTACGGATATGAGTGGGTGTACAGACAAGATGAAGTGTTTCTTGACATTTGCCACAAGCATCGCAAATTGGATGTATCAAATCTCATCCGCAAGTATGTTGAACTCAATCGCATTGAGGTTGTAAAAACTAACAACAAGAATCAAAACATCGTTAAATTTCGGTTTTTATGATAACCTACATAATCTTGGGCGGTGTAACTGTCCTTCTCGCTTACCAGTTGCGTAGGCTTGAGAAAAATGCTGAAGAGCTTCAACACGAAATCAACAAACGGAATCGCACCATTTGGGATTTGGAAACCGAACTCTTAACCATTCGGTCAAGCATCCAGCAATCGAAAGACGATTTAAACCAAGCGAAGATGATAAGCGAGAAGAGAATCGCTGAGTTGGAGGACAAAATTCAAACTTGGAAGAACCAATTTACAGAGTTAAAAAATGTTACAGGCAAGGGTAGTAAAGGCAACAATTAACTCAATCTGCAAGTGGCGAGTATACTTCGCTGGAGAACTACTCGCCACCTTTGAGAGTGAACAAGACGCACACGATTACGCTAAATTCATAAACGAGCAATGAAGACACCAATTGACCGCTTAGTTGAACACATCCGCAGCGAGTATCCCGATTTGGATATTTCTCCGCACTTGATATTTAACTTCAAACAACTTGAAAAGATGGAACAACAACTCGCCTACAATGCCGGGTTTGCAAACGCCAAAAAAATCTACAATGAAAACGGATAGACAAGCACAAGCGTGGGCAGTTGCCATTCTTCGTGAAGATTTCAAGCAAACGTGGAGAGAGATAGAACAACGAATGGGATTCAGCCAATGTAAAGCAAGGTATTTATATAAGTTAATCAAACCACTATGAACCGAACAAAAGAAATCGTACAAGGATTGTTGGAAAAACATCCAGCGACAAGAGACAATGACAATCTCCTTTGCTCACTAATTTGGAGACAAGAATCAAACCTATTCAACTTCTTTGCACGGTTGGAATCAGGGAAACTCACATCGCCCGAAACCATCCGCAGATGTCGGCAAAAGCTACAACGTGACAATCCACCTCTCCGTGGTGCGTTGTATGATCTACGACAAAATCGCCAACGAAAAGTGTTGAAAGAGTTGGGATATAATGTGTGATTGATTATATTTGTAGTGTTAACTGGGAGGTAAGAGATCCCGTATGTTAAAAGATTTTTGCCCTGTTGAATTAGTCGCACTCTTACTGCACTAATTTGATGGGGCTTTTTTTATGTCAAAAAATAAGAAATCATTCCTACTCTATTGTGATTTAATTCACACGGTAGACCAACTCACGGATGAACAAGCTGGTGATTTGTTCAAACACATTCTACGTTATGTGAATGACCAAGAACCAATCACAAACAATGTAATCACTCGCATTGCTTTTGAACCTATCAAACAATCGTTGATGAGAGATTTGCAGAAATACAAATCCATCTGTGAGCGTAATTCTGATAATGCCAAGAAGCGATGGGATGCGACCGCATCCGAACCTATACGACCGCTTACCAAAAATGCCGATAGTGATAGTGATAGTGATAGTGATATTGAAATAGATAAAGAATACAAACTGGCGTTTGATTTGTGGTTGAAGTATAAGAAAGAGAAAAAACAGAAATACACAAAGACGGGGATTCAACAACTCATCAAATCGTCACAACAGAAATACACACCAAAACAATTCACGGAAGTCGTTGAACACTCCATCAGTCAAAACTACTCAGGACTATATGAACCGAAACAAGATCACAACAAAAAGGTCACAGAAGGACCAGTATTAAAAGTATTTAAACTATCAGATTATGAATAACGAACTCGAAGAATACATCATTGGTCAACTTTTATACTATGAACAGACCAGGGCATTGCTACCAAGAATTAAACCAGTTTGGTTTGAAACAAAACTCTATCAAAGGTTAATTGACTTTATGATGGACAGATACATCGCAAACGAACCAATTGACTATGTCTGTTTTGTTGGAAAGTTTGAAAGAACCGAAGTACAACATCTCGTGGCAGTAGGTCAGAATGTTTACTCTATGCCCAATCTTAGCCAATATCTACCAAAATTGGAACATAGATACCTACAAAAGAATTTCATTCAGCAAATCGCTTCTATTGATGTCACGATGGATTTGAAAGAACTGTTGACTTTTACTCAAACATTAATCGACAATACCAAGTTCACAACAATCAATGATCCATTGTCTATTCACACCGTTGTAGCTTCAACCGTTGATACAATAACCGAATCAATCAAGAGGGGTGACAAAATAACTGGTAAGCAAACAGGATGGCAAACACTTGATAGGGTGTTGGGTGGATGGAATCAGGGCGATTTGATTGTAATGGCAGCGAGACCGGGACAAGGTAAAACTGCACTGGCTTTGTCGTTGATGTATGAGTTTGGGAAATTGGGTGGAAAGGGTTTGTTTATTTCTCTTGAGATGTCATCAGAACAATTGGCAAAAAGGTATTTGTCTTTGATATGCGACATACCAAACTGGAAGATTCGCAACGCCACATTGAGAGAAAATGAAGTGATTTATATGTGCGATAGTGTGAACAATTCGGTGGTTGAATTCTTTGTTGATGACGATCCGAATTCCTCCATCAATCAAATCAAATCGAAGGCAAAGATTCACAAAGCAAAACACGGACTTGAACTTCTGATCATTGATTACATCCAGTTGATCAAAGGAACAAAGCAAAACAGAGAACAAGAGATCGCAGAGATAAGCCGTAACCTCAAATTGTTGGCAAAGGAATTGCAAATCACCGTCATTGTATTGGCTCAGCTTTCAAGGAAGTGTGAGGAGAGAGCGGACAAACGTCCGATGTTATCCGACATTAGAGAGAGCGGAAGCATTGAACAAGATGCGGACGTTGTGATGTTTCCTTTCAGACCTGATTACTACACCAAAGAACGTAATGAATCTGAGGATGCCGAATTGATAATCGCAAAGAACAGGCACGGAGAATGTTTCACAATTGAAACGACATTCATTGGAGCAAGGACAATGTATAAAGAAAGATCATGACAAAGAGATGGACTAAAGCCGAGACCGATGAGCTTGTAAAATTGTACCCCACAACATTGTCAAAAGATTTGGCAATTTATTTCGGGTGTAGTATCAAACGAATTTACAACCGTGCAAAAAGAATCGGATTGAACAAAGACCAGGATTGGTTGATGAGCTACTACAAAGAAAATTACAAAGGGTATGAACACACTCAATTCAAAAAAGGAATGAAGTCGTGGAACAAAGGAATGAAGGGTTTGCAAATCGGAGGGAAAGAAACCCAATTTAAAAAAGGGCAACCACCACACAACGCCAAACCAATTGGACATCGTTCATTCCGTGATGGATACCTGGTTGAAAGAGTTGAGAAAGGATTTCAGTTTGTTCACATCCTTTTGTGGAAACAACACAACGGAGAAGTTCCAAAGGGAATGTTTGTGGTATTCAAAG